AAGAAGTATTACCAGACTTAGTACCAAAAGAAGTCCCAAGTCCGTTGCCATTAGACGATCTGCCTAACGTTGACAAAATTGCTCCTGGTCTTCCGTATCCAGACGATATAATAGATGATGCGCTAAACAGTATTAAAAAATTATTTCCTGAGGATCCTGGAGACTGTGTAAATACACCAGTTACCCGCACTAGTGGCTTTCAAGATGCTTTCGATGATGCCACAGGTGCTTACAGTGACGTTGTGGGTGGATTGAAAGATGCTGCTGAAACTGCCTTAACTGAAACTAAAACTGCTATTACTGATACTGCAAAACAATGGATAAAGACTAATGGCCCGCAATGAACCACCTAGAAAAGGAACTACTTATACAAGGTCAACGCGAGAGTTGCCACCTATTAAAGCGGGTGTACCTTACGAAGCTGTTATAGTAAACAACTTAGATGTAAACAGTATGGGTACTTTAGAGGTAGAGCTTTTAAATTATACCTCTGCAGGAAACTTACCAGAAAAAAGTGGACAACTCGAAACAGTAAAATATCTTAGTCCTTTTTACGGAGTTACACCAGGCAACGGATTAACCCAAAATGACGGTTATGAATATACTCAAAAAAGTTATGGAATTTGGGCAGTACCACCTGATGTTGGTACTAAAGTACTAGTTATTTTTGCAGAAGGTAATAAAAACTTTGGTTACTGGATAGGGTGTATTCAAGATGATTACATGAACTTTATGTTGCCTGATGGCCGCGCCGCCACCACCCTAACAACGGATATTACTCCTGAACATCTTAAAGGTAGCAAACTTCCTGTTGGTGAATATAACAAAATGGTTGAAACTGGCGAAAAAGTTGATCCTACCTTATTTAATAAACCTTATAATAAAGATTTTGCCCAGATATTAGAAATACAGGGTCTACTACAAGACGAAGCCCGAGGAACTACAACATCAAGTGCTAGACGTGATTTCCCTAGCATGGTGTTCGGATGGAGTACACCTGGACCTAAGGATAAAAGAACTAAATCTCCAAAATTTGAAATTGGTCCTGACGGTAAAAAAGTAGAACTGCCATACAACAGACTAGGCGGTTCTAGCATAGTTATGGATGACGGTGATGAACGTTTTGTAAGAGAAACCCATGCAGAAGACGGTCCGCCCAAATACGTTAATAAAGGTGCTAATTTCCCCGGCGGCGACGAAACAATACTTCAAAACGAATTATTTAGAATAAGAACTAGAACCGGGCATCAAATACTTCTACATAATTCAGAAGATTTGATTTATATTTCTAACAGTAGAGGTACTGCTTGGATAGAGATGTCTAGTGATGGTAAGATTGATATACATGCACAAGATAGTATAAGCGTAATGAGCAATCAAGATATTAATTTTACTGCTGAAAGAGATTTTAATATCGATGCCGGTCGTAACATAAACATGAGAGCACAGGCAAGATATAGTGATGGTCAAAAAACAATGGACGGCCTAGACTGTGGTAGAATACAAATAGAATCAAAATATGATACAAATATTTTAGTAGGCGACGAATATAAAAGAAATGTTCTTGGAACAAGTCAAGTTAAAATAGATGCTGATAGTTTTATTACAGTTGCAGCCAATCAACAAACTACAGCTGGTACTATTTATGACACATCTAAAGGCGGATTCCATCAAAAATCTGCACATACTTTCTATAGAGAAAGTGGAAGCAATATTAACGACTTATCAGCAGGGGTCTACTTAAACAAAGGCTCAGAAATAAATTTACACTCAACAGGAAATACAAAAATACTTTCGGTTGGAAATCATGAAACTGTTACTCAAGGTGAACACTTACTAAAAGTAATCGGTGCAAGTACTGTGCAGGCAGATACTCAACACTACGAAGCTGTTAATGGAATCAATATGTTAGGCGGAACTGCAATTGCAGGAGATGCAGCTAAAATTTCTTGGAATACGCAAAAATCTGTTGCAGGAACTGAGGCTTCGACTGCACTAAGTGCAACACCTGCAACTTCAGCAAAGCCTGCAGAACCAATTATACCATTACCGCAAATTGTGTTACCGTATATATTTGCAGGAGCACAAGATACTGTGCCGTATGAAAGTATACTCACTAGAGCTCCACAACACGAGCCGTGGCAGCACCACGAAAATTTAAATCCGCAAGCATTTAAACCAGAACAAACTGATAGGGAATCGTCAGGACAACTATCACCAGCAGATAGAATACTTACACCAGACACATTTACAAAGTCTAAATCTAATGTCCAACAAAGTTCGCAGATTTTAGGTTCTAGCGGGAATGACAATTATGGAACACACGGTGATTCTCAAATTGTATTAGGTGATGTTGAACAACCAGAAAATGTCCCCGGAGCAGATGAAATTAGATCACTAGCAAACTTCACACTTGATAAAGAAAGATCAACAGATAACTGGGCTAACAGATTCTTTATAGGTGACGGACCGTTGGGCACAATAACTACTAAAAAGAGAGGCATAACAGCCGAAGTTGCAGAAGTTTGGGTTCCTAATTTCCAAGGCTTTATTGATGCTTTAGAAGATAGCGGATATGAAATTAAGGTATTACTTGGGTATTGTAAACGTAATATCGGACGTTCTACTAGATGGAGTACTCATGCCTCGGGCGCTGCAATAGATATCAATCCACCAAATCCTGTTAAAAATACATTTCCGAACGGATGGTATCAAAGTCGCCCAGCAAATGCGCCTATGACTGATATGCCTGAAGGCACCGGCGAGTTAGCCAAATCATTTGGTCTTGGTTGGGGCGGTGCATGGACAAGCTCAGACGATGCTATGCATTTTAGTACAGCAGCAAACGAAGGCGGCAATTATAGATTTGTACCAGGTATAATACCCCAAGGTCCGTCAACTGACAGTGAGATTACAGAATCAGGAGATCCTAGAGGAAAAGATTATTATATTGCTCCATCTAAAGAAATTACCGAGGCAGAAACCCAAGAATCTCCTATAGAACCAGAAAATACAAATAATCCAGGTCCACAAAATGCTGACGGTACTGTAAATACTGGACCGCAATAATAAGGTAAATATAGTATGAGCGAACTTGAACAAAATATTTACAAAAGGCTACAAGTATCTAGTACAAGTATCCAACCAAAACCTTCTAGGGCTTATAGAGGATTTTATTCAGGCAATCCTTCAAACGGGTTTAACTTGTATGATCACGAATTAATTAAACAAGATATAATAAATCATTTTCATATAAGACAAGGAGAAAAAATAGGAGATCCTGGGTTTGGATGTATAATTTGGGATATCTTGTTCGAGCCATTTACGCCTGCACTTCAGGCAGCAATCATTGAAAATGTTACTTTTATAATAAACTATGATCCTAGAGTACAGGCTGAAAATGTTATTGTAGATAGTCAAGATAGTGGTATACAAATTACTGCTACAGTAAAATTCTTAGACTATGCTATAAGTGAAAGTATGCGTTTTACGTTTGATAAATCCGTGGGTCTTGGTTTATAAAAATTAAAACACGCACATAATTAATTCATATAAATACTTTGTAAAAAGGAATGTGCTATGTCTTCAAGTGATAGACAGACTAGGCTCTTAGTAGCCGAAGACTGGAAAAGAATATATCAAGGTTTTAGGAACGCAGACTTTCAAAGTTATGATTTTGATAATCTTCGCAGATCCATGATTAACTACCTGCGTCAAAATTATCCAGAAGATTTTAATGATTATATTGAATCTTCAGAATACCTTGCGCTGATTGACATGATTGCTTTCCTTGGGCAAAACTTATCCTTCCGTGTTGATTTAAATGCACGTGAAAACTTCCTCGAAACAGCAGAACGCAGAGAAAGTGTACTACGTCTTGCACGTATGCTTTCATATAATCCAAAACGTAATCAAGCTGCAAACGGGCTTATGAAAATTACAACAGTAAAAACTACTGAAACTCTTTTTGATAGTGCTGGATTAAATTTATCTAATAATGTAATAAAGTGGAATGACACTTCTAACACTAACTATGTTGAGCAATTTACAAAAATTTTAAATGCTGCACTGCCAGTAAATAATTCTATAGGTAATCCTTTAAAAAATGCAAATATTGAAGGAATACAAACGCAAAAATATAGATTTAATGCAACAAATACTGACACAGCAATTTTTCCGTTTACAAAAAATATTGAAGGAAATAGTGTTAGATTTGAAGTAGTAAGTGCAGATATATCAAATACAACTATAAAAGAAGAATCACCGTTACCCGGAACGTCACCTGCATTTTTATATAGGGACGACGGCCAAGGAGCAGGAAGTTCTAATTCTGGATTCTTTATGCACGTTAGACAAGGCGCATTACAAACAGGTAATTTTAGCGTAAAAAATCCTGTTCCTAATCAAGTAGTGTCGATTGATGCAAGTAATATTAATAACACAGATGTATGGTTATACAATGTAGATACTAATGGATTTGAAACAACTTCTTGGACACAATTAACTTCTACTGAAGGTAACAACATAATATATAACAGTCTCTTTAACCAAGTAAGAAATATATTTTCTGTAGAAAGTAGAATTGGCGATAGAATTAACTTAGTGTTCAGTGATGGTGTATTTGGTAATTTACCTGCTGGGAACTTTAAAATATATTATAGAACAAGTATTAATAAATCACTAGCAGTTACGCCGGGACAAATAGGTAATATTAATATTGCAATTCCTTATCAAAGTAAATCAGGAAGCCAAGAAACTATTACTTTAGGACTTAGACTCCCTTTCAGTATAACTAACGGCACTGGCGCCGAAACAAACGCAGAAATCAAAGCAAATGCACCTGCATCTTATTATACACAGAATAGACTTATAACAGGCGAAGATTATAATATAGGACCGCTGTCTGTAAGCCAAGAAATTATTAAAACAAAAAGTGTAAACAGAATTTCAAGTGGAATAAGTAGATACTTAGATATAAAAGACCCAAGCGGAAAATACAGTACTACAAAACTGTTTGCAGACGACGGTGTTATTTACAAAGAATTATATGAAACAAAACAAGATTTTAATTTTTCAAGCCAAAGTGATATAGAGGGCATAATAGTTAACACACTACAAAATGTAATTAGATCTTCAGGTGTAAAAAACTATTATATAAGTCAATTTTCAGATATCTCAGTCTTAGACTTAGGAGCTTCGTGGAACAGTTATCAATCTACAACTAATTCTAATTTAGGTACATTAGAAGACATTGACGGAAATAAGATCAAGGTTGGCGCTTTTACAGCTAACAATTTAAAAACAGCTAAAAGAGGAACTATGCTGAAATTTACACCACCGGCAGGTTTCCATTTTATGAAAAATAATGAACATGGGTTAATGCAAGGTGCAGCAGACCATCCTAATGCTGTTGAATACAAATGGACTCAAATTTCAAATGTTGTAGATGATGGTACATCTATAGATGCAGAAACTAATACTGGCGGAATCACACTTACTGATTTTATTCCTACAGGAGCTATATTGACAGAAATTGTACCTACGTTTAGTACATTTTTCTCAAACGATTTAAAAACACAAATTATAGATCAGGCATTTGCTTATAAAGATTTTGCTTTAAGATATGACAGAAGTGAGTCTGTATGGAAATTAATTCTTGCTGAAAATATTAATACTATTAGTAGTTTTTCTCTAGGTAAAGCAGGAGATATTACAGGCCAGAATTTAGATACAAGTTGGCTTTTGTATTTTAAAACCGACGGAGAAAAATATACACTTACTACAAGAAATTTAAGATATATTTTTGAAAGCGAAGACGAAATAAGATTTTTCTTTGATAGTGCTGATAAAATTTATGATCCTAAAACTGGTAAAATAATTCGTGATACAATTAAGATTTTAGATATTAATACTAAACCTCAAACCAACATTCCGTTTACAACGAGTTTTGATTGGAACATTAGCGGAGCATACAGAGATAAAGAGGGTTATGTTGACTCAAGAAAAATACAAATTGAGTTTTTTGATTTAGACAATGACGGAGTTATTGATGATCCAGACCTGTTTAATCAAATTGTAGAACCTAATACTGATCCTCAATCTAAATTAATATTTTTAAAACGCTATGTAACTACAGACGGCGTAGAAGAATATAGATATTATGATAATTCTGACAATACTATACAAGTAAAAACAAATGAAAAAGCAATAGGCGCATACAGTCAATATGATAATCCTACGCAAATATTTTATCTTTTCGAAGAAAAGATATTTAAACAACTAAATGCTAATTTGAATAATTTAACCGTAATAACAGACTATAAAGCATATACAGGTAGAAATAACTTAAGATTTAGTTATAGACATGTTGCAGATAGCAATTACAGAATAGACCCTGCGGTAAGCAATATTATTGATACGTATTTGTTAACTAAAAATTATGACACAAATATTAGACAATTTTTAAATGGTAATTTGAAATCTTTACCATTGCCGCAAAGTAATGATGAATTATTTAGAAATTATGGTGGTGATATATCAAAAATAAAATCTATCACAGACGAAGTAATATATCATCCTGTAAAATATAAAATATTGTTCGGCAAAAAAGCAAAAGAAGATCTACAAGTGATATTCAAGATAGTTAGAAATAAAGATGTAGTTGTAAATGACAACGAACTTAAAGCAGACGTAGTAAACAGTATAGATAGATTTTTTGCAATTGAAAATTGGGATTTTGGAGAAACATTTTATTTCCAAGAACTTGCTGCTTACATAATAAATCAACTTACACCTAAATTAGTAAGTATTGTTGTAGTCCCTAGACAAGGTAGTCAAAGTTTTGGAAGTTTGTTTGAAATAAGATCTGAACCTGATGAAATTTTCATTAGCGGAGCAAATGTATCAGACATAGAGATTATTCAAGAGCATACTGCATCTCAATTACAAGCAGCAGGAAATGTATTAACAAACTTTAATAATGCAACTTCTCAAATTTCTAGCGCATCTGCTGTATCAAATATTTCTAGTTCAACAAGTTCAACAAGTACAAATAGTAACAGTCCAAGCAGTTTAGGTAGCTCAAGCAGCTCAAGCAGCTCGGGTAGTTCAAGTAGCTCGAGCAGTTCGAGCAGTTCAGGTAGTTCAAGCAGTGGTTCTTCAGGCGGAGGTTATAGTTACTAATGGCATATGATGATAATCAAAATGAGAGTGCCCTTCCTACACCTAATAATAATAGTAAAAAATCTATAGATTTTTTACCAAAGTTTTTTAGGACGGAAGCAAATAGAAAATTCCTTCAAGGAACATTAGATCAACTAATTTCAGACGGAACTGCGGAAAAGGTTGACGGCTATGTTGGTAGAAAATTTACAAAGGGATATAGTTTATCAGATAACTATATTCCAGAAATTAATAAACAAAGAGAAGACTATCAATTAGAACCTTCTGTAACGCTAAGAGATAATTTAGAAAATATTGACTTTGTAAAAGATTACAAAGATTATATAAACACGTTAAAATATTTTGGATCAGATGTTTCTAATCATGATAAACTTAACACAGTAAATTCATACAGTTGGAATCCACACATTGATTTTGATAAATTTACCAATTTCCGCGAATATTATTGGCTACCAACTGGTCCGTTAAGTGTTCCTTTAAAAGGACAAGCAAGAGAAATTACTAGCACTTACGCTGTTACACTCGAAGATCAAGGCGATAATATTGCATATGTATTTAATGATGGATTCACAAGAAATCCAACACTCAAGTTATACAGAGGACAAACTTATCGTTTTGATATAGATACCCCGGGTCATCCAATTGCATTTTCTATAAGTAGAACATTTATACCCGGGCTTGCATTACTTGTAGCAGGAAAAGAAGGAGTAAGATCGTCTGGATTATTTGATGCAGAGCTATACGGCAATGAATATGATATCGGCGATTTTGTAGTTACTCCTGATGCCGGAAGTGTAAGTTTCGAAGCAGACGAAAATGTATCTACTTTATATAATGACGGTATTAGTAAGTTTAACGATGCCGGCGACGAAATTGCAGTAGTATACATTGAAAAAGGCACAATAGAATTTACTATACCGACAAATGCTCCTAACAGACTATTTTATATTAGTCAAAATGATATCAATACAAGTGGACAAATTAGAATCTATGATGTAGAAGAAAATACGTTTTTAAACATTAAAAATGATATCTTAGGAAAAAAATATTACACTAGTTCAAACGGTATAGAATTAACTAATGGATTAAAAGTAGAATTTCCAGGCACAGTTATACCTGAAAAATATAGTACAGGTAAATGGTATGTAGAAGGCGTTGGTTCAGCAATAACACTAATTTCTGAATCTGATCTTACTATTCCGTCGACATACACAGATAATATACAAACACCGTTTGATACTGAGGCATTTGATACAATGCCATTCTCTACAGCTAATAATTTTCCGCTACAAAAAGATTACTTGCTTATTAATAGAGCTGCACAAGACAAAAATCCATGGTCAAGAAATAACAGATGGTTCCATAAACAAGTTGTATTACAGAGCTTTGAGTATAATGGCTTACCTGAAAACTTAGATGACAATTTTAGAGCAAAGCGTCCTATAATAGAATTTGAAGCAGGACTAAAATTATTTAATAATGGAACTTTTGCAAAAGCAGACGTAGACCTTGTAGACGATTTTACTACAGATGTCTTTAGTACTATTCAAGGACAACTAGGTTATATTATCGACTCAGTAGAAATTGCTGAAGGTATGAGAATTTTGTTCACTAAAGACAACGATGTATTAGTGAGCGGAAAAATATTTGAGGTTAATTTTGTAACTATCGGTCAAGATAGAATTATAAATCTTATTGAAGTCGCAGATTCACTCCCGCTTGATTTAGAAACTGTATTTGTTAAAAATGGAAACAAATACTCAGGAAAAACACTACATTATCATAATTTAAATTGGACACTAGCACAAGACAAAACATCATTAAATCAAGCACCGCTGTTTGATTTATGTTGCCCTGAAGGCACTGCATACAGTGATAATTCGGTATTTGAAAGTTCTAATTTTTATGGTACTAAGATATTTTCATATAAACTAGGAGAAGGAATAACCGATACTGAATTAGGATTTCCTTTAGCATATAGAAATATCAGCAATGCCGGCGATATATTATTTGAATTTAACTTATTAACCGATAATTTTTCTTACCAAGAAAATGATGAATTGATATCTATAAATGTTGCTACAGCTAATCTTAGGAAGTATAAAAATAGAGATACATTTGAATATGTAAATGGATGGAATTCAACACCGTCTAGATTTAAACAATATGTTATAAAAAATATTGTTGTTGATAGCAATAATACAAATAATTTTAAAATAGATGTATACAATAAACCGCATCTTTTAGAAGATTTAAAAGTACACGTATATGTCAATAATACGTTACAATTTAAAAATAAAAATTATATTATTACAAAAAGCCGAAATTCAGTTATTATCAACTTTGTACAGGACTTGGCAGTTGATGATATATTAGAAATCAAAACACATAGTCAAGAAGCAAAAAATCAAAACGGATATTACGAACTTCCAATTTCTTTAGAAAGAAATCCGTTAAACGAAGATGTAACAGAATTTACCTTAGGAGAAGTATATGATCATGTAGACAGCATGATTGAAGATATACAAACTTTTGAAGGAGTTTATCCGGGCAACAGTAATCTTAGAGACGCAGGCAAAATTAATCAGTTTGGAAAAAGATTTGTTAAGCACGAAGCTGGTTTAGTTAATGCAATTTATCAGATAACAAATAAGAAATATAATCTACTTAAAGCAGTAGAATATTCTAATAAAGAATATACAAAATTCAAAAAAATATTCATTGATACAGCTACTAATTTAGGTTATGACGGAACAACTAATAAGCATGTTGATAGAATTTTAAAAGATATTAATAACGATAAATCTAAGTCGCAACCATTTTACTTTAGTGACATGTTAGGGTATGGTAATGGTAATCGTATAGAATATAATGTAATCGACAAAGAAATTAATATTTTTCCTCTTACCCAAAGTTTTAAATTATCTGACTTTACGCCACAGTCGTTAATTGCATACATTAACGGAACAATGTTAGTACATGGAAGAGATTATAATTTTAATACAGACGGGTTTATTGAAATTACTGCTGACAAGGAAAATGGCGATACTATAGAGATATACGAATATAACAGTACTGATGGATCTTTTATTGCACCAACACCGTCTAAATTAGGACTTTACCCTAC